ATCGAGGAAATCGCTAGGTTAAAAGCAAAGAGGTATAAAAAAGAAGTGTATAGGAAGATGATTTACAGCTATCTTAGGAAGTATCATAAGTGAATAGAGTTACTTTCTAAAGAGGATATTGCAATTATGACAGAGGGGATGGATACAATAGACAAGACGTTATTTATGGATCAAGTTAAGTATTGTTTGGAGACTAATCGAGGGAAACCAATTAGATGGATAGTGCAAAATAACAAATCTATTTTATTTCTTAAGAAAGAATAATGGCTTTAGAAGAAGAGTTAATGAATGCAGAGCAAGAATCTGCGAAAGAGGAAGAACAGGAGGAAAAGAATCCTGATGACCTCACGGATGAAGAGATAGAACAAGTGAAAGAGCTTGTTGCTATGCCTGGGCGGGATGTCCTTTGTAAATGTATGGATAAGAGGAAGAAGAAACAGGAGGAAGACATCTTAGTCCTAGCTAAAGAGCATTTCATGGAACCAAAAAAGTTTGGATATTCAGCTTTCGAGGTTCTTTGAGGATTTGTTCAAGGTATGGGGGAGATGGAGAGACTTGTAAAAGTTTTGACAGCTGACCCTGAAGAAATCAAAAAAGCAGTTGAAGCTTTACAGAAAGCTGAATCTGAACTTGTTGACTGAAAGTAATACTCTCAAATACTTTCGACCGAAGTTGCAAGTCGTTAAACTAATCAATAAGCCAAGTTGACGGCTTAAAATCAATTCGTGGTCGTAGAATGCCATGATTTTACATTCTATTTATTATCAGAAATGACTGATACTGAAACACTTGATAACACTGGAGAAGAGAAGAAAAACCATTGGGCTGCAATGAGAGAAAAGTACGATGGACAAATCTCTGACCTACAGGCTAAGTTAGATGCTGAAATCGCAGGAAGAGCTGCAGACAAAAAACTTTACTTTGGTAATACGATGAAAAGTAGAGGTTACGATTGAGATTTTAACTCATTCGCTGACAAATACTCTAATCTTAGTATCGATGATATGGTCTCTTTGTACGAGGGACAACACTGAAAAGTTCAGTCTCAACAAGTACAACCTGCTACTCAACCTGAGGAGAGACAAGCTACTAATGAATGACCTAAAAGTGTTATCGCATGAGCCAATCCAACGACAGAGGTTGGATGACCTAAGCTAAATGAGATGAAATCAGAAGATTTAATCAAGCGAGCGAAAACACAACCTCGAATGCATATGTAATGTTGGATATGGCTAACTTTTAGCCTATTAACATTCATTAAAAATGTCTAATACAACGAATGGAGCAGATAGACGACAAGTCGCTATCTCAAATGCAAGTACTCAAGCTGCTGAAAATGCAATGACAACAGGAGTTATTGACGATGTATCAAATGTTAATGATTTCCTAACTTATTTACTTCAAAAATCTTTCCTTGAGAACGGAGAACCTTCTACCGTATTCATGAGATTTGGTATTAAAGCATCTCATCAAGGATACAAGTCTATTACTCGACCTAGATTGGGTGTTATGACTACTTCTTTGGCTGATGCTGCTCTAGTAGAAGGAGTTACCCCAGATGGACACACTAATGTAGCAAAAACTGTTACTGCAGTACCTATTCAGCTTGGAGACTACTCTATTATCTCTGATGTACTTGATGTAGAAACATTGTTACCAATTGTTGCTGCACAAGGTAGAGAGTTAGCAAATAATGCAGGAAGATTGATTGACGAATTTATCCAAGACACTCTTGCAAATAGTTCTATTGGAGCTATGTATGCTGGAGCTGCTACTCAAAGATCTGATTTGACAGCTGCAGATGTTATGGATTTAGACCTCGTTCTTAAAGCAACTACTTTCCTAGCTGCACAAGGACAAACTGGGGAAAGATTCAAGATTATTATGCATCCTAACGTATTCCTAGATTATGCTAAGTCATCTTCTACGAACACTTGGCTTAATAAGCTTATTTATGAAGATTTCAAAGGTATTAAAGACGGATTTGTAACTGCAGGTGTTAACTATGACATCTATATTTCTTCTAACGTAAAACCATTTACGGTTACAGGAGATTCAGATTTCTTGGTATACCCTTCTTACGCTTTCAGAGATGGAGCATATGGAGTTGGAACACTTCAAAATCTCCAAACGTACTACAAACCATTTGGAGCTGCAGGAACTGAAGACCCTCTGAACCAAAGATGTACAGTTGGATGGAAGTGTATGTATGGTGCTGCTGTTCTTAACGACCTTTTCATTGTTAGAATGGAGACGAGAGCAGGTACAAACTACGCTTGGCAAGAATCTTTGAGCTAGTTTGCTTATATACAAGGGGTGGGGGGTACTCACTCCTTGGAATAAACAGACTTATTTATCTTTTAAGTAGCAGCAAATGGGTACTATTGCAGAAATGTATAACAATTGGTGTGTAGAAGAATTAAGGGCATGAGACCAGGTTAATCAGAAAGTACGGTTAGCACGATTTAACAAAGGGTTACTAATATTTCAGAAAATGATTCTGGAATATGTTTCTGGTAAGCAGAATGTATCAACTATTTTTGCTAATATCGAGGCTGGGGAGCAAGAATATGAATTACCATTGGGAGTTGCTGGAGTACCAGATTTTTATTCTATTATTCAATTAAGAGTAGCATATAAAACTGATAAGAACGAAGTACCATTATATAGAGTATGCAAACCTATAAATCTTAGTGATTATAATATAAAACCTGTTACATGAAGACAAATAGGAGAGCCTATGATATGGAAAAGATTATCAAAGCTGAATCCATGATACCATTTTATTAGTCAAAACAAGATAAAGATTTATCCAACTCCTGATGAGGATATAGAAAATGGATTATCTGTAGCTTATAATTTTATAGATAGGTCAGTATCAGAGGACGACGCGTTTTGAGACTCCCCTATCGATTTATCAAAACTAAACTTACCACGATACTTTTTCGATGCTATAGAGGACTATATAACATTCAGACTATATCAGGCTGAGAATCCAGAGATGGCACAATGGTATTATCAGCAATTCGAGAGTACGTTACACGACAATATTTATGGTCTAAACAAGGATAAGAGACCAATCGATGAATGATTTGCAGATTTAAGATACTTTTATCATTTTTAAGAAAGAGAAATGGCAGTAGGAGAAAAGAAAGTACAATGAGTTATCAGCCAAGTAAGTTGGACAGACTGAACAGCACAAGATGCCTACTACTGACAGGAGCATAGTTTTCAATATTCTGCAAATATTAACTGTGATGATGAAATGCACGGGATTAAACTTGCAAATAAAGCTATTAAAACTGCTAGTTATGCTAAATGTAACTTAGTAAGTTTAGGGAATTTTTGAGTGCTAGCTTTACCTACTAATTGAGGTACGATATATACTCTAAATTGCAATTGAACTTCTATTACTGGTACTCCTTGAACTAGCATATCTGATAACGCTTCAAATATCCCGTGAGTAGTGTTTCAAGATTATTTTTGGGGGGGAGCGGACATCCCAACAGTTTCTTGACTATTCAAGATACCTAATGGATGAACAACAAAACAAACGATAGTACCATACGACCATTCTGATTATACAGATGAATCAATAATGACAGTAGATACTACTCAGCCTTATATGGTATGAGGGGTAACAGCTATACTAAACTACAATAATACCAGATTAGTTGTTGCAACAGGTGCTTGACAAGGTTCTAATGCTGCTATATGGGTATATTACCCAGAGTTAGAGAGAGAATATAACAAAGCACATCCAGGAGCAGAAGAGACTACAGGTAAAGTTTGACGGAAAAAGGTGCTAGAATATGAGGCATGAGTAACAGTAGTTGCACTTACCTGTACTTTTGAGTATTTGAAAGTATGGGCAGTTGACGAATGATGGAATACTAAAGTGTATTACTATCAAGGAAATAACAATCTTAGAAGTACGTTTGTTTACGATTTAATAGACCTTACAGGAGAAAAAGTATTACACGTATATAGTCTGAACTGAATAGATTATTATACAACAAGTATAGACGGTACTGATTGATATGTTAATCTTAATAAAATAGTAGGGATAACACCTATACAATTATTACATCAAAGAGCTTGACTAGACCCATTGGACGTAAACTATAAAGCACCATATTTCGTTTGACCTACATGAACAAGTGCTGCTTATAAAAGTTGAAAAATATATATAGCTGATGCTTATGGTGTATTCCAATTCACTTATAATCCAAATTGATATGATAAATGATACTTAAAGCGGAAATTAAGGGAGAAAAAACAAGTATACGGCGTATGTGAGAATAAAGGTTTCTTATATGTAAGTTATGAAGATGGGTGTGTAGCTGTTAGACTTTATGATACGGGAGTGGATGGGTATCAGTGAGAGTGAGTCCTCATCTCTAGAGAATATGAGGGGAAAGAGTGAGGTACAATAACTAAAATGCTTGATGAAATCAGACTTAATTATGAGCTTAATCCTCTAGCTTGAAACAATACAGGGACTATCGACGTATACGTGAGTCCAAACAATCTACGAAAGAACACTCATACGTTTACAGAAGCTAACAACTGGTATCACGTGATGCATATAGACCATACAAGCAAGGGGACAAGGACAGAGAAGTCCAATCTTTTTAATAAATTAGGAGGTAGTGATAACTCTAGTTTTAAGTTTGACTGGCAGACTATCACTTATGCAATAGTTATAAATCAGAATACTTCGACGCATGCAACACCAATAGTAAGACAGATAGATATGAGGTATCATACAAAAGACAAAACAAATAATGTTTATAACATAAACTAAAAAGAATGGAGCGACAACAAATTGATTGAGAGCATGAATACTTAGCAACTCCTAGTGAGTATCCTATCTCTGATAACAATAGACCTGCTACGTATGACCAGTTTATCCAATTGAGAGATACGCTGATATTTACAGGGAAATATTACAACGATAAAGCTAGTAGGAAACTTTGTGTAGGAGATAAGTGAGACGGTAGCACGACAAACACAATAGAAGTCTGGCTTCCTAACTACTTTAGACAATTAGTACCACCAGATTGGGATAGCTCACCTCTAGACCCATCTATACTAGGGAAGTATATTACAAGTGTACCATCTGATTTAGCAAGTAGGTTTTGACCGTTAAGTTGTATGATAACTAAGGATTGACGATATAGGATAAAGCATAAAGAAGAGATACTCTTGTATCAGAATACAGCGATAAACAAAGTGTTTTGTTATGTTGATGTCTATAGGAATAACTGAACAGACTATGAGATAGCGTATAAATGATGAGTAGCTGTACGAGACTGGGAGGGGCAGACAAGTTTGAGTGGTACGACGAGTGGGACAGAGCCGAATGGTACGTGTCATGTATCAATCACTTTAGGTAAGTTATTTAGGAAAATGACTGCTCTAGCAGACCAGGAGAGGAATTTACTCAAAGGCGACATATTAGTACTAAGGATGAAAGATTGACCTCATGACCCTACGACGTGAGAGCCTACTGGGAATAATCTCCCGCTCCAAGCTGACTCGAACTATCGAAGTATAGAGTATTTAGATTTACCTTATAATATTTAACAAATGGCAGAAAAGAAAGTACCTACACAAACTGAAGCTGTAGAGCAAGTCAATCAGATTTCAGCTGATAGTGGGTTGAATGCTAAAGATAAACCTACTATGGTAGACCCTATTGTATATAGAGACTATTATAAGACAGAGGATATAACAGAATGACGAGACCCTAAAAAGCTGAATAATGCTAATATGAACCTGTCTCAATACGGAGATGACAGCTCCTCAAATAACTATAACCAAACAGAACTACGAGGGTGACAAAATCAGAAATATACTGGTGAGAATACTAAAAATTCACAAGTGGCATATAATGCTAATGCTACTCTAGAAGGGTTAGACCCTAACTATAAATACTGACAAGCCGCACAAATGGCTAATTCAGAGCAAGCGAACTATATAGCAAGGAGAAACGATGAGATTGCATCAGCTTTATATAATGCTTGAAAGACGTCTATGGAAGACGTTGCTAATTTTCTCAACCAGCAAGAATGATTTAGGAATAGTTACGAGAACGAGAGACAAAATACTATCATTTCTATTTGGAAAAGACTAGGTGACATCGCTAGTAATAATCAGCAGAGCGAAACACCTACTACTACACCGAACGAAGAAGCGGTAAGCAATATGGAGCAAGATTTAAACCAATCCACAGCAGGAGAGATATATGGTAAAGTTACAGCAGACCAGAATACAGGGATACAGACACTAGAAGACGCAAACAGTGTGTATAAAGCGATGAATGCTGCGAGAGTACAAAGTTTTAAGGATTTACAATTAACAAGTTCTGATGCTATAGCTGCTGCGATTGTTAGTGGTAGTATTGCAAGTGATAGCCAGCAAATGAGAGACCTTATGCAATACGACCCAGCTAAGTATCAAGAGATAAAGAATGCTGAAAAGCAACTAAGAGCGCAGATGAATATTAACAGTATAACTACAGGGGAAGGAGAATGGAATACATCTGCTACTAATTGAAGTTCTACATTAGATAGAGAGAAGACAGATTTTGCTGCGAATAATGCTAATTCCCAAACAAGTACTGCAGAGATACTAAAATCAGTAGACCAGAGCTTAAGTTCAAATGAAGCTGCATCTACTGCTAAAGAGCAAATGGCTACTATAGAAGCAGATATGGCTACGTTACAAAACAGGATGAAAAATCTGAAAAGAGAAGCGAATTCAGTTTTCAAATGAGACGTACCACAATATATTGTAAGTGCTTATATGGCAAATAGAACGCAAGAGATACAAGACCAGTTAAGTATACTAGAAAATAGATATAATGCAGCATATAGTAGATACCAACAAGAATGGGAGGAGACTAAACGAGCAGCAGAATATGACTTGAAAAAACAGGAATTGGAGATTAAGAGAGAGCAAGCAAAAGTCAACAATTGGGCGACTGAGCAAAGAATAATGATAGATTGGTCTAAAATTAGAAAAGATACTGATTTATCAGAAGAAGAAATAATGCAAACATTTGATAATTTTGTTAGCACTTATACAGAAGGGCAACAGTGAGGGCAATGTTGAGCATTTATTAAATCATACTTACGTCAATTATGAATAAACTTACCAAATATAAGTAGTTTAGAAAATAAAAAGGCTTTAATAGACACTAGTATATCAGAACCAACAGAGTGAGATATAGTAATTATGACGAGTCCAACGTATCCATCTAATTGACATATGGCTATTATTTCAAGTATAGATGATGATGGTACTATACATCTATTAGAATCTAATCGGAATGGAGACGAAAAAGTTCACACAACTAGAACTGTGAAACAATGAGATAGCAGTATTTTATGATATTATAGACCACAATCTGCATGATCGAAAAGCTCTTCTTCTGATAATTGAGATGGTTATTACAATCCTAATTATTCAGAGATATACTGAAAATTTTTGCAATGAAAATTTTCTGCATGAAACCAGTTAGAAAAAACCGCTAAAGGTCTATGAATAAGCATAGATGAACTAAGAAATCAAGCTAATGCACGAAAGGATGCACAAGCTAATAACATAGATGTCACATCAAAATTGGATGCATTAGAAATGCTTATATGACAAGATGTTTGAAGAACTTGAAGAATAACATCTCAATATACTGCAGTACAATATGCAAATTGAAATTTAGCAGATTTCGATGCTGCATATAATTTTATTAAAGATAATATAACATTTGATAAATTAGTAGACCTTAAAAAAAATTGAGCAACATTTGGGGCTTTATCAGATAATGAGCTTAGAGCTATTGGTAACGCTGCTGTGAAATTAAATAGAAATCTGACTGACAAAGATTTCTATACAACACTGACATACATATATAACGAGCTGTTAAGATGAATATGAAGAAACGAAACTTATACGACAGAACAAATAAAAAATCTTTATAACAGCAAACAAGGTACATGATCTGCAACTTTTGTGGATATTCCAACATGAACAGGTAATGCTAATAGTGACCTTAGTGACTTAGCTAATATGTAATATTTATATTACTAAATTTATTAAATATGGATAATACAACACAACAAACAACTTTAACATGACAAACTTCAATATTAGATAAATTGAAAGCTTTCGATAGGTTTAGAGAGCAGCAAAAGATAAATCTTTGAAATCAAAACATAGATAATCAGTTCAAATCTATGGAAAATTTATGTACTACAAGTTTGTCTGCTAAAGACCCAGAGACACAGAAAAAAGCAAAAAATTGTATGAAAATATCTGAAGCTTTAATGGCTGGTAGAGAAGCAGCAGCAAAGAATGGGAAAGATTGGAGTAATGCTACTGATAGTCAAGTATATGAGGCTCTAAAAGAGATGTATCCTGATATTAAAGATAGGATGGCAACATATATTCAAGATGATAATATGGATAGAGAGTGATTTAAAGCTCTTATGTGATGGGAAGAAAAGCAAAAAAAGACGATATGACAAAGTATAAAAGATATTTTGTCATGAAATTCATGAAATTGGTATGATACGCTCCCATTATGATTAAAAAGTACTATAGGGACATCTTTATGACTTGCTGAAGGGGTAATAGATGCATGAAGAAGAGTATGGAATAACCTTTGAGATATAAAAGAAATAGCTTGAAGTGACTTATCTTTCCCAGAGAAATATAACAAAATATTACTATGAGAGATTATAGCAGATAGCTTTTGATGAAGTGTTTGAGATGTCATAGGTTGATGATTATGAGGGTTTGTGAAAGGTATGACGACACAATATGCAAGGGATAAAATGTCCGATGCTGCATCAGGATTTTTACAAAGTCTTATGGAATCTAATTCTGGTGAAAAGATTATGAATTTTTGGAATTCTTTGTCTGATGAAGAGCAAAAAGAGGCTAAAGACTATCTGACATATCTTGATGGGATGTTAAATCTCATTGGATTAAAATGAGCAAAAGCTTCTAAACCTTTACTAGAAAAATGAGCTACAATAGTTTCTAAATGAATAGATAAATGAGTTGAGGCTGGAGAAAAAGGTTTAAAACAAGTATCGAAGGCAATAGAAGGTCAATATACAAAGAAATTAGTTGACCAAGCTGAAGGTAATATTAAGGAATTAAATCAGATAGCGGATAAGATAGGAAGAGGGAAAACAACTGACGTAAAAACTACAGTAGAATCTCTAAAAGAGATAGATATATCTAATGTGAAAACTTTTAAAGGATTAGATGATGCTATAGAGACAAAGAAGAAAGAACTCGTTACAGAAATAGATAAATTACTCGAATGATCTGAAGGAAAGATAACACTAGAAGATTTAGAAAAGATAAGAACAACAGAAGGTAAATATTGAAATATCGAGTATAAAAATGATTCTATAACTACCGCATTTGATGATTTAAGAAAGCTATATGAAGCTACTAATGACAATAAATCATTAGCAAAATTAGATGAGCTAGAAAAGCATTTTTATGAGAATTGATTTACAAGAAAAGAAGCTAATGACTTTGCTAGAGAATATTGAAACGAGTTTAGGAATAAAGCTTTTAACAAAGATTGAAGTAGGAAAATATCTAATGTTGGTGAAGGATATGAGAATACAAGGGAGCAAATAAAAGAACTTGTAAGAGAATGATTACCTGACGATACAGTTAAAAATCTTGATAAAAAATATTCACAATTGAAAAATACACAAGATTTAATTAAAAAAACAGTCGAAGAGGTAAATAAATTCCAAAGAAATCTGAAAGAAAATGGTCTATTATCTAAAATATGAGGTTGACTTGCTAAAACAGTTGAATTAGTAGGGCAAGGATTGACTTTAGGAACAGGTAAATGATTTATACAGAAGCTTGCTAAAAGTGCGTGATTATTGTCTGCAGATGCAGGGAAAATGACAATAGATGAGATAGAGAAGCAATTACCTAAACTATTAAGAAGGTTTAAAGAGCTAAATCAAAAGATACAGAAATCAGAATGAGTAAAAGCTGAAATTATGCTAAAGCAAGCAGAAAAAGAGTTCGCAAAAGCTTCTAAAAATTGGGATTGACTTGCAGGAGAAATTATATATAATAAATGATGAACATATGACTTAAAAAACAATGTTAATTTATGATGAGAAGATTTTACAAGTGTTTCACCTTATCCTAATAGAACGTTAATTATCCCTAAAGAAGAATTAACTGACCAAACTATTAAGGATTATGCAAGGGAAAACATGTCTGCAATAATGAGAGATTGACATGCTTTATGAGGTCGAGTTGATGATAATGATAAAGTCTATTTAGATGTAGCTGTTACATTGCCTAACAAGTACAAAGGGAAAGCTATTGAGTTATGAAAGAAATATAATCAAAAAGCAGTCTTTGACTTAAAGAATCTTGAAGAAATACCTGTATGATGAAATTGAAA